ACAAAAAAATACCAAAGTTCCCACATTGGCAACTTTGGTTGTTTATGAAACTATGGTTGCTTTAACAACTATACTATTTTAGTCAATAGTATATGCGTTATCGATTACTTTAAACTTCTTACAACAGATTTATTCTATACAACCCTGCTGATACCGTCTTTGCGTTTAATGTGGCTTTTGTTCCATCGGACGAGAATTCCATTGTGGCATAAGTACCATCTGGCATTGACAATGTGATTTGATTTCCCGGAATAAACAATGTTGGAACCATGAACCCATCATATACGTTGTTACCATGTTCATTTAGGAGTCTAAAAATCGCAAATTTATAATCCGCTATATTAGCTCTATTTGCGAACGTATAATCTGTTCCTACAGAAGCATTCTTAATATTCGCATTAAGTGCTAATAGACTATTGGTTAAAGAACCATAAAAGGGCATATTTATCGTTTCTGTTTTTGCCATTCCTCATGGCTGGGTTATTTCCATTTTAACCCAGCTTGCCCTCCTCTCTGATAATTGTTTCGCAGAGAGAGGGAGAACGAAAATTTTGTTATTCATTTGTCGCTTCCTCCGTAGTTCTGCGGTCGAAGATTTCCTGTTTCACCATCAGACCGTTGTCCTGAAGGATGTGGGCAGAATGGTACGGAAGTTCACTCACGGCAGCTGCTGCACAGATGGTGTAATATTTTGCGAGTGCGGCACTGTAATCAGTGAAATGATCATACAGAAGTCCTCTGCTTCCGTCCGCTCTGAGCTGGTTTTCAAGCGTTGTGTAAAAAGTGTTTTCCATGATTTATACCTCCGTTATTCGTTACCCATAATGAGTTCTATTGTTCCTGCACTTGCTCCTGTTGTTCCGGTGAGAACAACACTGCCAGTGTCTTTAGTTACCGTGATGTTTGAAAGGATTGCTGTCGGATTACTAAACTTTGCTTCAACCACAAAAGAGTTCTCAGTGATGCCTGTCTGATTAGACCAAGAGGCGATTGTTGCGGACGTTACGGAACTGTTAAGCGTAGCTGTCAGTTTAATCAGTTTGGTGTTTAAAGAACCCAACAACGCATTCAGCGCCGCCGTTGACGTTGCGCCCGGAACGTCACTTTCATTTGTAACGTTGTCCGTTGTCAGTGCTGGCACGGCGTGTAAAAGCGTATTCAGCGCGTCTTTTACCGTTGTCCCAGTAACTTCACTGTCATTTGCAACGCTGCTTGCCGCAAGGGTGTTCAAATACGTATTTGTCGCGTCCGCCCATCGCGTAATGATTGCAACGTCGTCGGCAATTTGTACTTCACGCCATTTTGTCGCGTCAAACTCACCCGTTGTTGCTTCTGTCGCGCGGTATGCTTTTCCGTCTTGAATGATATAGTCGTTCTTCTGATACTGTGTTTCCGCGTCATACGCTCCAGCAAGAAGCGCCTGACCTATTTCGTCGATTTCTTCTGTCGGAGGTTCAACGGGCGCTAATCCTTTCAGCGTCTTTAATTCGTCAAGAATCCAATCGAGATTTAATTGTGCAGTGTTGGAAAACGGGTAAATCTGTGAAAAAGACGGTTCGGTATAGTCCGGGTCAAGCTGTTTGTGTAGTTGGATGATTTCATTGATTATCCAATTCAAATTCATCTGCTGACTGTCGCCGTGTGGATACTGAAACAAAATTATCACCTGCCTTTAATACACTAACAGGCAAAACCGCCGCTTGAAACTTTCTGCAATAACGTTTACTGTGTTGATTTCCGGTAAAACGTCAATTGCTTCTTTTGCCATCTGCATTACCGTAGTAACGCCAATATTGCCATGACTATGCAATGATTTCACGCGGTTTTCGTTTTCGTCGCTGTTGTCATTGTGGCTTTGCACCGTCGTGCCTGTTGTGTTATTTTCCGTTGTGCTGTTGGCGGTATTGCTTGCGGTATTCTGTCCATTTACAACAAGCGTTTCGCTATTATACCCCGCCACGCGTTCGATATTGGTATCGGTTGATACGCTTCCGTCGTTTGCTTTGGTTTTCGTGTTTCCGCTTACAACAGTGTTATCGTTGCCCTTGCGGTTTCTGCCGGTGTTTTCGACTTCATTATCGTAACGGTCGTAGTTTTCAAGCGGGTTATAATTCGCGGTTTCCATCTCATAGACGCGTTGCCAAAGCGTCTGCTCTTTCGCGCTCCAATACCCTATAGCGGTTTTAAGATAACCGGCATCGGGATAAAGCAATTCCATCTCTGCGCACGTGTCTAAAATATTGCTTATAACGGTTTCACGGTTTACGCCGTTGGGAATCTGCAAGCGGTCGAATAGCGTATTGTCATAGTTATACAACCCGATTATCGACATTGTCGCCCTGTTCGGCGTCGCTATCGGAAACATTTGGCTTCACCCTCCAATCTGCCGTTATAGTTGTGCTGTACATCTCCTGTACCATTTGGCAACCTTCGTGGATATTTTCCAACCACCCCGCCGCAAGTATGGACGTTTCAACATTGTTTGCGTTTACTTCGTCGGTGATAAGTCGTTCGCGCTTTTCTGTGTTGGCGTTTGGTATTCCGATACGGGTGTTAAATTCATCTTCGATTTTTGCGCAATCGTTCAACAGGTCTGTAACAAGATAGACAGATTTCAAATCCTGTTGAAAAGCTTTCCATTGTGCTTCGCCGTTTTCGTCGAACAGGCTTTTATCTACAACAACGGACGTTTCGCCGTTGTTGATAGTGTCCATTAATTTTTTGAAACTCTGCGCTTGTGTCTTGTCTTTTGCGGCGAAAACATAGGCGAGCTTACTATTGATTAAGTTGATATCAATTGCCTGTGTAGCAAGAGCCATTTTTCCAGCGTAGAAGCCGACAAGGTCAAACACGCCGTGCCAATCGTCGGTTAATTTGATTATGGCGCAATCCGAGCCAATCTCCAATTCGCGCCCACTGAATTCGGGCAAAAGCGGATTTGCAAAAAGCATATAGCGCGGTTGATAGTTGACGTTATAGCCGCCGGGGTTGCCCCATTGCGCCAGCAACCCAAATTCCGCAGAATTAACGACGGTGACAACCCCGTTGCCGAAAAGCGCGTTCAAAAACAGCTCTTTTCCAAACGTCGGCGGAAGCTGGAATGTGAAAACCGAAAGAACCTTTTCCCACAGATAGCGGCAAAAGAATTTGAACGTTGCGTTATTGCTTTTTATAACGCCGTGCGGCGTAAAGCTTGAAGCAATAACATTTTCAACGTTGAATGGTATAGGCATATTCATTTATATTGAACAGTCCTTTCTGCAAAACTAATCCGCTATTGCGGCGCTTCGCCACGGCATGAAACACAGCAAACCATACTGACGAATCCCCTGTTGGCGGTGTAGGTGGTTCGGGCGGCGTCCCCGTGAAATAATTGTACCAATATGTAGCGTTTGTTGCTCTGCGTTCAACCCATTCGCCGCGTTCCCAATTTCGACAAAAAGCGTAGGCAAGCGTAGCTGGTGTATCTGTTGACGCTTTAAACGTTTCCCAACTTGTAGGGTTTACAACGCCAATCCATTGGTTACCTTCCAATCCGCCTATTGTCTGCGTATCAACCCATTCACACTGATAATACCCGCTTGTTCTATCGTAACCAAAATGCCCGCAATAGATTTGTGTATACCGTGTTGTCGGGTCCCATTGCCATAGACCGTATGCGCCGGTTGTAGCACCTACGGAATTTTGCCATTGTGCAGGGTTTAAATAGCTTTCATGTTGCGCATTCCCGATAAGCGCGGCGGTTGCCTGTTCGCTATAGTTTCTTGTTCTGAAATAGTTCCATATTTCCGTTGCGTTATCTATTTGATTCTGGTTGCTGTTTTGAGCAAGTGGGGAACCAAAAGCGCTTTGGCTTGCGGTATCGATGTAGTGCCATGCCATGATTTACTCCAAAAATAACCCCGTAGCAAGCTGGTTTTCAATTTCTGCGATTTCTGACGGATACGCACCGGACGGTGCGGCAATAACCGGGTTATCACAGCAAATATACCCCGTCATAGGGTCGTTACCGTCGGCGGGAACAATTCGCCGATACTTACAAAGCGGACGCCCGTAGAGCGCCGGCGCGTCGTCCGTTGCCTGCACAAACTCGCCCCAAAACGCGATTGGCATATGTGGATTAAACGACATTGTGCCCTGTGACCCGTTAATTTCACAAGTCGATTTTGCGGCAAATGCGCCTTCTGCGATTTTGCTAACGTCACCGGCATTAAACGGTTGCGCTCCGATTACATCAAACGCGGCTTGCTTTTCGCTTTCACTTGCGCCGATTAAATCAGCAACAGCGTTTGATGAAGTCGCCCATACTTTTTTCAACGTCTGAATAAAACCGCCGCTTTGCTGTACTGCGGTAGCCGCGCCCGTTACTGCCATAGGAACGATTGCCGCAATAGATTGTGGTAGCGCGGTATGTATTGCGGCAATTGGGATGTTTACGCCTATTTGTGCCTCATAACTACGAACAATTTGTGAAGGTTGCAAATCGGTAAAATACGTTTCATCGCTTCCTACATAATCCTTGCAAATCGAGCAAATACCCTTGCCGGTTCTTAAGTCAACTGTATAGATGCAATACAGAAAATCTCCGCCGCCGAAAGACGACCCGTCAAGTTCTGACAAAGCTGTAAAGGGGTAGAAAGAAAGATAGTAACGACTATACGGTGCAAAATTCATATAGTTCCCACGGGCAGCGCTCTGTGGATGATACGGTAAGGAAAAACGGATTTTGTTTGTAAAGCTTATTTCAATCTTGTCTAAAAATTGATACGCTTGATTTGAAAGTTGGATAACATCATAACCGCAATAGATTCCCGTTGTCTGTACGGCAAGCTGTCGGTTTGTGAAATCTGCTACGGTATACGGAAGCCATACAGCGCTTACAAAATATTGAAACGGGTCAGTTATAGCCTTTTTGATACCGTCGGCAATATCTGTTCCACCTGTACCCCATTGTGTAGACAGTGAAAACAGCTTGTCACAGAGTTCTGAGAATGCGTAAATGCCCATTACGTAATAACATACGCAACCCGTAATACTGCCCGATTTATTGACAATACCGACAACTACAACACCGTCTGCGTTCGCTGGCGGCAAGAGCGGATTATAAGCAAAATACCCGGGTGTAATCGTCGGTTCTTGCGCTTTGACAGGGTATTTTGTATCAACGATATTTCCGTCAAAATGTGACGCAGAACGCAAGACAAACTGACTTGACGCTTCAATTTGCGCTTTATATGTTGCGAGCACATCAACTTCAAGATCGCAAATCAATTTCGCATTTACAAAATGCCAATTGTGAACCCAATAGAAGCGGCGAAAGTCTTCTATATACGCGTAGTTTAGATATGTATAGTTTTTTGCATTCGTCCATGTTACGCCCGCCAATTCTAAAATTGGTTTCATCACGTTCGTCGGCGCTTTTAAAACAACGTTGTTAAACGTCACATTCGGCGTGTTAATCGGCGGTTGCCCCGTGCTGTTTAATTTTTTAGTGAAATTAAAAAATTTAACTACCATAGTATCACCCTATATAAATGACGGCGACGGTAAGGAACAAACAGGAACCCGGCGCCGCCCCGAAACGGTAAATTAGTCGAGCAGAAGAACAACGCCTTTTTCGGTAACGTCCGACAGGGTGGCAAAGCGGGCGTGGTAAAATTCGTTATAGTAGAGACCGGCAGCGTTCAGCGGGGTAACTGCGGCGGTCGGGTTAAGCCATGCGTAACCGATAGCGTCTCTATCATGGATAATACCAACAAGCTTGTCTGTTGCAACAGCGTTGCCGACTTTCTGCGCACCGGCGGCGTCTGTATAAACAGGCGTTACGCTGATATCGGCGGGGTCGTCGATGCCTTGCCAATAATCAACCGCTTCATAAGTCGGTAGCGTCATGAGGTCATTATTGTACAGATTAGACAGCACCATACTGTTTATCTGTTCCATAAGCGGGCGATACAGCGCAACACGAACGTTCTGCGCGTCTGTGTGTCTAAGGACGGTGTGCCCTGACAGTTTCGTCTGGAACGCTTCGCTTCTATGCGCCATCAAGCCAACAATCGTTTTGATACGCGCATACGCCCAACGGATAAACGCTTCAAAATTACCCGGCTGATATACTGTCTGCGCGGTGAGAGGTGTAGCAAGCCCCGTTGCCGTGTTATACTCACTAAGAAGATGCACCACTCTGTCGCTCTGGTTTTCATCGATAAGCGCGGCGGCAAAGTTAAGCTGAAGCAAACGCGCTTTTGCTTCCTCATAACTGCGGCGGTCGTTCATGCGTTCGGTTACATTCATCTGCGAAAAGCGCACAATTTCTTCGGGTGAAGAAAAAGCAACATCGAACGCGTCGCGGAAGATCGTATAGACCTGTTCATATCGCAAACTACCATAGAAAGCTGTCTGAAGAATCGGCTGTTTGCGGATTTTGTAGTGATCAACACTCTGTCCGTCGCCCGTCGGCACGGTCTGCGATGCGTCGTAGAATACGGGATACTCTGACGCTTCATCGTTTTCCATTTCCATAGCTTCCGGAGAAAGCTTGCGGGTTGCGTTGCCGTATCTGCTGGCGGTCATACGCAGAGTGGAAAGCGGTACATCGTAATCGCGCACGGCGAAAACGGTGTCGCGCCACACCTGTGAAATGGCGTTTAATACAGGGTCACGCCCTGTTTTCAGCGCTGTTTCTGCTACGCTGACAAAATCGGCGGTATTCGTGATCGCCGCAACAGCGTTCTGCCCTGTCTGTTGAGCAACAACGGCGTTAAGGATTGCTGCCGCCTGTTTGATAATCATATCCATAGGTTTATACTCCTTTAATTATTGTAAAGATTGAGAAGCACTTTGTCGGCTTCTGCTTTGATATCTGGCTTGTCGTCTATCGGCTGTTTACTTTCCCGCACGTTGCGCGTCTGCACGGCGGCGGTAAGTGACGCGATAGCTTCAAGCAATTCTTTATTTGTGTCCGCGGCTGGCGGTGTTTCCGGTTTCGGTGGTGTTTCCGGTTTCGGCGGTGTTTCCGGTTTCGGCGGTGTTTCCGGTTTCGGGTCGCCGCCTGTCTCTGCAGCTTCGAACGCTTCAATTTCGGTTTTGGAATATCCCGCGCCGATTAAAGCAATAATTTCGGATAGCTTCATTTTTTCGTTCCTTTCAATCTTTTAATAGTTCGCGCCATGTCAGCGCGTCGCAAATTGTATCCCCTGTTAGATAATGCTGTTTGCGGAATTCCCGCAATGCACCGAAAGTAGGTAAATCAAAATTGCCTGTCAGGTTTTCTTCATTGTACACCCCTTTATATTTCAACGCGGCTTGCATAATGTAAACCGCTAACCCGGTTGCACCAATTTCAAGTTCTGGTAGCTCAATCATCGTTTTTTGGCGCTTCCGTTTCTTCTGGCTGTTCAAACTTTGCAAAAATTTTGTGTAGATACTTTGCAAGGTCGGGGTTTATTTCGCCGATGTTTTCAACAACACTTCCGATTTCCATAATGACAATATAAACGCAAATACTTTGCGCAATGGATACGGGAATTTTTACGCCGAGATACGGAAGAAAAACATCACAGACGACACCGAAAATGAAACAGACGATTTCGCCGAGTTTGTGAAACAAGCCTTGCCGCATAATAGAAGATTGGTAACTATGCGTTGACAACGATTTTATCAACCCTGTGACAATGTCAAACGCTATGAATAGCAGAATGACAGCACCCGTTTTAATTTGCGGCGTAAGCGCTTCAAGTTGTACAATTGAAAACGAAAAGATAGTTGTGTCGTCCATGTCTTACCCCCATAGAATCGCCGGTTGTCCGTTGTTTTCGCTGAAAACCGACGTGTTGCCGTTTGGATAGGTAACTGTCCAGTTCTTCACGTTTGCGCTTGTCGTTGTTTCTTCGATTTTGGTTACTTCCAAACTTGCTACGGCTGGCGCGTTGCTGTCTGTGTAGACAAATACAAACCTCACAACATAATCACCCTTTCAATAATTAATATGGGGCGGCAAAGTCTTCCGGGTTGGCGATACCCTTGCGCCCGCCTTCCGAGCGGTTGCCGTTGCGCAACTCTGCCGCATAATCATTAAAGCATATTTATAGAAGATCTGTCAAGACATATTTGCAATAATAATCGGAAAACAGCACATTTCCGCGTAGTAGTGAATCAAGCAACGTTCTTTCCGTGCGCTTGAATCTCTTTTTGCTCATTTCATCGTTGTTATATTTCCGTTGCGGCGTTCCGCTTCTGTGACGGGTACAATACCATTTTGCGCGGTTGCTTTTGTGTTGGTAAATATATACATCGTCAGCAAGATTAACTTTTATAACATATTCATTAATCGGCTGTGGTTCGATGTACATATATGTATCTGCGGAAAAGTCGTTTTTTAGTGCCATTGTTGCAAAGTCACCCTCGCCCGCCGCTTTATATAACGCAGTCTGCGCCTTTTGTTCTGATATTTTGCTATCGCGCAAAATAAAAATAGCGATACCGCGTTCGGGTAAAATACACTCCTGTTTTCCTTTCAGCGCCATTCTGTTGATAATACCCATAATGCCAAGCGATTGGAAAATTGGACTTGCAATGCTGTTTGCATTTGACAGACAAACCAATTTAAAAGGCTTGTCGCCTTTCAATTGCCGGTTTCGGTCTATGGTTTCATAAGCATTCAACAGCGCGTCACCCTCGCCACGTGCGCCGCCACGAAACGCTGAAACATGCTTTTCCGGTATAAATTCATCATAAACGCCAACCGTAACAGACGCCATGTTAAAACCGCGTATTTTATGGATAGTAGAAAGAGCGCCAACATAGCCGATTGCTTCGCCTATTGCAGCAAGTTTTCCATCATCGTTTATTTCGCCGTGCCATACGCCCGAAATGGTTTTTACGTGTTGCAGACGGTTAACAACGATAGGCTGGTATTTGCCAGGGTTGTCGATGATAACAGGTTGAAAGGGCGAAAAGTCAGTATAGCTTATTGTGTCGGCTTCATCCTGTGTTCTGCGCAAAAAGAAAAATTTCTCATCTGGCGGCAAATCGAGCAACACTTTACACGCGCCGTAGGTTTTGCCCGTACCGCGTCCGCCGATAACGAATATAAGCGGATACGGCAACGCCATAATTTTCTCCATATCAGCGTATTCGTTTTTTAAGTAAACGTTCATATAATTATCCTTTCAAAAGAAAACACCCGCTGTTGTGCGGGCGTAGTTGATCAGTTGCTTACAGAAGCGCGGCAAGTTCGCAATCCATGAAGCGCCGGTCAGATTTTGTCCTGCCGTCGGTTACGCGGATAGAAAACGCCCTGTCGCCGACAATGTCGAGAATCTCAAAGAAAGACCGCTGAAAAGTTGCGCTCTGTGCGGTCAGTACCGTGTTGCCGCTCATGATAGACAGGAGCGTGACGGGTTCGCCCTTGTTGTTTTCGTCTTCATAAAGAAGATAAACGTCTACGGGGTACTCCTGTTCAAGCGCTTCGTCGTCGAGTTTGGAGACGCTGATAGTATTCTTCTTGCCTTTGGTCAATGCGTAGAGCATAACCACTTCGTTTTCGATGTTCTCGAGATTGCTTTTGATGATTTTCATTTTCTGTTGTTCCTTTCAAAACTTATTTTAGTTTGTACTTTTCAAAGTACACCGTTATTATACAAAATTTTTTCTATCCTGTCAATCTCTAATTTTGACATTTTCTGTTGTTCCTTTCAAAACTTATTTTAGTTTGTACTTTTCAAAGTACACCGTTATTATACAAAATTTTTTCTATCCTGCCAATCTCTAATTTTGACATTGTTATAATGTCTTTATAGGCTTGTATCGTACCTACTGTGTATTCGCTCTGATACAGATACAAGTTGGAAGTGATTGGCACATAGTACCCGTTGACGTTTATACCGCCTATCTCTGGAAAATCGTTATATCGTGCCGTCAACCCGCCCGCTTCATAAAATACAAAATCGTCTTGCAGTTCTGGCAAACCGCCGCGCTTTTCAAGTTCCTTTGCTCCGAGTTTTTTATCAACGCCCGCAATGGTCACGTGAAGTTTTCCGTTTTCAACATAACCATACTTCTTTGAACCGCAAGATTTAAAGTCAGTATAACTATGATCTGCTTCGACTTCATAAACGCCCATATAATGCGTTTTACCTTTGGCGTCAACTGCGAACGCGCCGCTTGCTGTGCTATTGCGTATTTTTTCAGCGTTGTATTCGCTAAAATCAACATCGCCGATATACTTGACGCTGTCAGTATCACTATATACGTAATCGCTGAAAGTGTCTGCGTTATTGTTGTTTTGTCCAGCGCTGGCAATACAGATACCGCGGTACAATTCATACCGGGCAAGGGCAGTCGTCCATACACCGAATTGATACGGTAGCCAATAACTGCTTTTACATTGCTCAAATAGTTCCGCTTCGCTCATGCTGTCGTCAAAGTGGAAGTCACGATCTTCTGCAAGATAGTTAATTAATTCGCGAATTGGTGCTGTCGCAAATAATCCGTAAATGCCGTTTAAACGATTTTTCGATTTCATATACAGCGTTTCGTTAAAATCCCCGCTTAAGCCTTTTAACTCTGTTTTATAATTGTATTGCTCTATGATAAAGTCGATAATACAACGCGGCAACTTGCCCTTTTTGGCTTTGTACCATGTTAATATTTCCATATCGAAATTATACGTTTCTTTCAATATTTTGTAATCAACTTCGGTTATACAACAAGTCAGACTTTCCGCAGAAAGAATGCGCCCATTGTACACCTTGCCGCCGATTATATTATAACTTTTGTCCTTTGACAGATACGGCGAACCCCAAAACGGATTTTTTAATGAAACGTTTGTCAGTGTTACTTCCATCAAGATAGCGCGGTTACGTACAAATATCAGCTTTTCGATATAGTCACGGTTTACTTTCATATCAACCCTTTTCAATGGTTCAATTGGGAATTCTCCATTACATAAAACGTCCGGGTAACTGCTGGAGCGGTCAACACTGGAAATATTGTGCAACAAGTCATTAACATAAAAGCGGTTGCAATGCGTATCGCCGCCACGGAACGCGTGACGCATTATTTCGTAAAGTTCTGGAGACGGGAAAAACGGTTTCGCGTAGTTGTACCCGAGATTTTCAAAAACAATCTTTTTCAATTGCTTCCGTATGAACCCCGTTGACGTAAGCGGCACGGATAGCAGATTTTCATTTTCAGATATCAGCAATGCGTTAACCGCTTCGACAAGCCCCAAAACGTCGTTTTGACAATAGCGTAATTCTTCTATTGTCAAGTCGGAGAACCAATAGCGCGGAACGTTGTAGTCATAATCTGTTAACTTCACGTGTTTTACCTTATACTTGCGCGTAAAGTCTTTCAAATTCATATTGGAAAGACGATAGCTACAGCGAAATTCAAAGCGCTTTTCATACATTGTAAAATATAGCACCTTGCGCCGCTCTGTGGCGAATACTTCATCGGGTGTAAAGTCGTAAACGCCTTTGATAAATTGAAACTCAAAAGACGCATTATGGATATAGATAGGAAGCGCGGTTTTCTCTGGCAAGCATGGTATAATGTGTTGAAGCATATTTAAAAATTCTTCCCATGTTCGCCCGAAAACGGTAACTGCCGTGTCAATCTGAAATTGCCAAATATACATAATACTTTGCCGCAAATCATCACGGTTATAGCTTTCAATGTCGAATGCACAACAGCAATCCAGAATGTCGAATTTTTCAACCTTGCGTTTATTGCTCTTTCGCCGATGTATTACACCGTAATTAATAAAGTAGCGCTCTGGCTGGAAATCTTGAACGTCAACCCACGGTTCAAGCGGTAACGGCAAACAAAGCGGTTCAAGCGGTAAGTAAAGCACATTTTACACCCCTTGCAATGCAACCCATTTTTTGAACAGATAAAACAGTTTTTCCGCATTTGTGCGCTGTTCGTCATTTGTTACTTCTTCAATAACGCTATCAAAAAATTCGGCGGCAAGATCACTATCAGACAACAATTTTTTACCGGCGGTTGTGTTTTTTTCATACGCTACGCGCCATTTCTCCATAAAGTCGCCGAAAAGCTTAACGTTGTCGTCTGTAATGCTTTTAAACCCTAACTTGTTTAAAGTTTCGCGGGTTTTTCTGCGTATTTCTTTACGCCCGGCGGCGGTGCTTTTCCTATAATGTAGAAATTTTACTACTTCGCTGTAAGCTTTTGCCAGATCGGCAACAGGAGTTACGCCTTTCATAATTGCTTTCGTCGTCATAAATTGCTCATAATCTAATAAATCACCTTGCGCATGCGCTCGTTTAATACGTTTGTTCGCTATTTTGCGCAATTCGCTATATTCAGTGCGTACATCCTTTAATTCTGCACCGTTTGCACGTGTCGCGCGGCGTATAATTTCCTGTACAGTTACTCTTTCGGGAATTTCCATGATTAACCCTTTTCAGCGATATAATAACGGTATTCAACTTTATCATGTGTGTGCGGCGTTGCAATAATCCAACCACAACCCCAACGCCCTATATAGGGAATCACAGCAACATACCACGCGGGCAGATAACCGTTGTGCGTAGCAGAGCGGGAAAAAGTAAAACCGCGCCGCAATATCCGCTTTTCTTCTGCTACAAAGCAAGAAACAAATTCGTTGCCGTTGTCGTTCGGGATAGCATACGCGCCCGCCATTTTCATGATTGCCGGTAATGTGCAACGGTCAAGTGTATTATTTTTCTTCAAGCTTCAACACACCTTTCTTTATATAGTCGTGCAAGTGTCCTACTTCCGACGGCTTGACGCCTTTCAAATCAACGACGCGGTAAGCGAGCCGGGCGGCGTCATATACTTGTTTCGCAACCTGTGAAAGTGAAAGATAGTCTTTCCATGTGCTGAAACCTTTAACATCGGTTGTAATGCGGCAAAATGTGCCGTCGCTGTTCTGATAGTAACGATAATACGACTCATTGGCACCGCGATACAAGACAAACTGTACTGCAAGTTTTTCGTTAACCATGGTTTTCTCCTTCACCAAACTTTAATTCAGCAATGCGTAATTCGTCAATAAACTGTATCATAATCTTACAAATATTCGCATCTTTGCAAGTGTTGCAATGTGCACCGGTACAACGAAAGTCCCGAATTAACTTAATACAAAACCGCCACATCTGTTCGACGTTCTCAAATGTTACACATACACCAAACACGTTTTTTTCACTTCCTTTTGTAATTATAATAAAGTAGCAGTAAAACGATGATGAACGCAAAAACCGCTGAAACCGTCGCAGTGATCGCCTCCGCTATGATTTTAGACAACCAAAAACTAATAAACATTGGTTATCCCCCTTTCTGCATCTGCGAAAACAACAATTTATTAGTTATCTCTCGCAGTTTTAAACAGCTTTGCAGATAAAGACAGTTATCACAAACCTCTTCTTGCATCGGACAATCAATTAACCTTAATAAATCGACAAGCCGTAGTAATTGCTGTACATTGTCAAATTTAAGTTTTAAGTTTACTTCGGCAGCTCCGCTTTTATTCTTCATATTACATCCTTTCTGCGTACGCGCGCCCGCTGGTAATGATATTGTACCACAGAAATTTCTATAAAACAATAGTAAAAAACTATAAATTCATGGTTGACTTTTCTATAAATTCATGGTAAAATAAGGCATCAAAACAAGAAAGGAATTAACAACAATGATAGTTTCTGCAATCAAATCTTCAAAGTCAATCAAAATCGACGATTATACAGCAATCAAAATTATTTGCGCTTTGGACGCGGCTATAGACTATAATAGTATGCTCGGATACGACGCGACGGCAGAAGACCTTGTAAATGTACGCAACGCTCTAAACAAAGCATATTGCGTTATTAACCCCAACGCATATTGCAACGAAGACAAATAAAAATAGCGCTGTTCTATCGGCGACACGGGCAGAAAGGATTTGAAATGGACTTAGAAACGCTTAACGAAATAATTGAATACTTTGAATATCAATATACGCTGTGTCTAGATGAAGGCGAC